AGTAGGTGAATTGATTATAAGCACAGGTGATACACATATCTACACAGACCATGTTGAACAAGTTAAAGAGCAACTAAATCGTGAACCCTATTCATTGCCAACACTAATGCTGAATACACAGAAAAATAACATCTTTGAAATGACTATGGATGACATATACTTAGATGGTTACAAAAGTCACGATGCGATTAAGGCAAAAATGGCAGTGTAATGTCAACTTATATCGAAACAGAAAACATCGAAATTATTGCACATAAATTTAATATGGGTGATGTTGAAGATCCAGACTTATGGGCGTCTGATTCACTGTGGAAGTGGGAAAACACTACAGTAGGACAATGGTGTATGAAAAATTCTAATCCTACACCAACATGGTATAGAATTCCGTGTGATTATGGATGGCAATATCAAATTAGAATATATCTTACACCCAAACAGTTAACCTATTATAGACTTAAATTTGATTGATGAACCGTCATTTTTGTTTGGAAAACCAATATCATTTTATGTAAAATGGAGTGGTACTTTTTTCGCATTATTAACGGTATATTTGACAAGCCATGACATTGTACCTCTTAACAAGTATATAGGTACATTTACTGCTGTACTTTGGTTATGGTTAGGTGTATTATGGAAACAACCTAGTATGTGGATTTTGAATATTATTATGGTAGCACTTTATATAAAAGGAATTTTAGGAATATGAATATTGAACAAGTTATAGTTGCAAATGCATCATCTTTATTTTTAATAGGTATCACATATCATCTTACTGGATGGAACAACATTCGTGAGTGTTACAAAATGTGGTTTACTAAAGAATACTGGGATCATTCATATAATATAGTAGAGGCTTTAAGTTGGTTAGCAAAAGCACTTATTATTATTCCTGGATTGATATTTGGTATTCAAATTTGGCAATTGTATTTTTTAACACTAGCAACAAGTTTAACATTGATTTGGGCTAGCAACAAAAAACTACTCCCTACATTAGTAGCATTCAATACAATGTGGGCATGGCTAAGTCTAATGGTAATTGCACAGAGGGTAGTATGAACATTTTAGTAACAGGTGGATTAGGACTGATTGGTCACAATGTAGTTAAACGTCTACAGGATCAAGGTCATATTGTTTCTATTATAGATACAAAAACAAACTATGGAATAATTCCGCAAGAAGAAATTGACTATCTAATGTATCATCGTTTGAAAAAGATAGATGAATATAAATGTGCAGTTTATAAAAAAGATATTTCAGATAAGGGTGATGTTGAAGCTATATTTCAGATTGAAGAACCTGAGATTGTAATTCACATGGCTAGTTTTCCTAGACAGAAAGTTGTAAATGCGAACCCAGCGTTGGGTAGTCGTACTATGAGTGAGGGTTTACTCAATTTATTGGAAACCAGCGATAAATATGAAGTAAGGAAGTTTATCTATATCAGTAGTTCAATGGTATATGGAGATTTTACTGATGATGTTACAGAAGATGCCATCTGTAAACCTCAAGGACAATATGGCATTATGAAATTAGCAGGAGAATGGCTTGTTAGAGATTATAGTCGTAGAACTAACCTTGTGCATACTATCATTCGTCCTAGTGCTGTTTATGGACCTCTGGATGTGGAAGATAGAGTGATAAGTAAATTTTTGATTACCGCAATGCGCGGAGAAACTATCAAAGTTAACGGAGAAACAGAAACACTGGATTTTACGTATGTAGATGATGCCGCAGATGGCATTGTGTCCGCCTCACTGAGTGATAATACAGAAAACAAAACATATAATATAACAAAAAGTCACAGTGTCACCCTATTAGAAGCCGCACGTATGGCATTGGAATTAGTAGGGGGCGGGAGTTTATTAGTGGGGGACAAAGACCCGGACTTTCCTAGCAGGGGAAGATTGAATATTGATGCAGCCAGACGTGATTTTGGATTTGACCCTAAAGTTGACGTAGCTGAGGGTTTTAAAATTTACTATAATTGGTTAAAGTCATCTTCATATTTTAATAAATAGTAGTATGTTTATATTATCAATTTTACCTGAATGGGTCTTTCATGCAATAACAATTGCAGGTATACTGGGAACAGTAGTAGGATTTGTTCTAGGTATGATCCCAGTAATCAAAACATACATCATTCCTATTCGTGTCATTAGCATTCTATTATTATCTTTTGGATTATTCTTAGAGGGCGGATTAGCAGACTATAAAGCATGGGAACTTAGAGTAAAAGAAGTTGAAGCTAAACTAGCAGAAGCAGAATTAAAAAGTGCCAAAGAGAATACAAAAATTGTCACCAAAGTAATTACAAAAACTCAGATTGTAAAAACTAGAGGTCAAGATATTGTAAGATATGTTGACCGTGAAATTGTCAAATATGATGAGAAGTTTGCTAAAGGTGGGATTTGTGAAATCCCTAAAGAGTTTATCAAAGCACACAATGATGCGGCAGAGGCAATAAAATGAGATTATTAAACATTCTATTATTGACAACCCTAGTTGGTTGTGCAACAGCAGTACCAGTAACTGCTAAATTCCCGGAAGTCCCAGAAAGATTATTAGTAAGATGTCCTCAATTAGAAAAATTAGGAAACGAAGCAAAGTTGTCCGACATAAGTAAGACAGTTACAATAAACTATACCACTTACTATGAATGTGCTGTTAAGCACGATGCATTCGTAGAGTGGTATAAGATTCAAAAAGAGATTTTTGATAAAGCTGGTAAGTAATTAATCAGCCTTATTCTTGCATTTCGCACGTTTGGCGTTGGTTAGTGCGCCATAATCAACTGGCCATTCTTTTCCCGGCTGCACTTCTGTAGCATTTTTAGGGAAAGCATAAGTTACCCCTGCTCGTTTCTGTATATCAGCAACTGACACACGGAACTTAGTCAAATCATTACCTAAGTTAACATATGGTTTAGTATGCGGGAACACCCATCCTGCAACTTGTCCTGTAGTTTGATTGATTACAATCTTGTAATAAGCATGCGGTACAATAACCCCTTTACCGATAGTCAAATCACCAGCGCCATACATAGCTCCAACGTATACTGTAAGAGGCTGGTTCAACTGCACAGCCCATCCCCTGACACTTGTTTCTAATAATTTCCAGATTCCACGGTTTAAACTGCCGTGCTGGGGATACATGTTTGTCATTAAAAAACTTTCGTACTCTACGATTTCACTCCAACTTAAGTCACCATCGGGAACTGCGTGACCTTTGTCGTATCCTGTACCAGCATAGTCATCAGGAACTGCACCACCTACGATACTCTTATCAGCGACAAATGCATTAGTACGTGGCCAGCAACCTATTGCATTCTTAGGTAATAATGTGTATGCAACATATGCGGGGATTTTAACTGGTGCATCGTATGCTACCAAATATGCTTCTCTACAAATAGGCAGTGCCTTACGTGCAGTTTGTGCAAATCCATATGGGCTATGAACTTGACAACTTTGTACGGGTAAGGGAGGTCTTTGCTCCCAAGAAAAAACACTTGTTGACACCAAAAGTAATACCAACGTCAAAAATTTACGCATATTTGTCTCCTAAATATACATATATTTATGTTACGTCCCAATAATTTTCTTTGCGATAAATATACTATAAGTGGGATAAAATAATGGCGATAACAACAGCAAATATTGATATTGGTGACTTACCGAACGACGGCACCGGTGATCCGTTACGTACCGCGTTTGAAAAGATTAATGAAAACTTTTTAGATTTAGTAGGTGCGTTACCGGAAGGTCCTAACGGCTCATTTCAATTTAATGATAATGGTAACAGTTTAGGTACTGCTAATTTTGTTTACGTTTCTAGTAATAATGTCATCCAATTAGGTTCAAATATTGCTCCTATATCTAATATTACAATCGGAACATCGTCAAATACTATTGCAGGGTTATATTTAGGAAATACTAGTTTAAAACTAGGAAATGTTTCAATAAACGAATCAAATAATACGATTAGTTTCCCTTTAACTGCTTTACCTTCAGTTAAAGCAAACATAGCAGTAAATAATTTAACTACTGACGGAAATGTAAATGTCGGTGATACATTAGTAGTAGGTGGAACAACAACCAGGACTGTTCAAGCTATAACTACGACTAATACAATAAATCAACCTGTTGTGAGTATATCCGAAGACGATATTAGTACAGGTACTTTTAAAATTAATAGCAGAGAAAATTCTTCTAATAATAGTCAAAGTGC